CGGCAACGAAATCAATTCCCATTGGGAAGGACAGATTTTTGAATTGCCTGATGTTGATGTTAGCGCGTCGAGCATTCGTGGCTCCAAGTCCCGACAAGGTGGCCGACAGATTAAAGCTGTCATTTGCCGAAACTCAAAAGGTTCGGCTCTAACTGCTGCCAAGAAGGTCTTGAAGTTTGATATCGGTACATCCAACAGCCGTAACGCTTTGGGTCGAATAACGGCTCAATCAGGCGGTACAGCTGAATGGGCTGGTATCGGTGACCAGTACTTAACGAGCACTGTTGCTGACAAGGAACTATTCTGGGTTATCCTAGAAGGTCCTTGTAAAGTGACCACCAATTCAGGGTCTAGTGCAGTTGCAGTTGGCGACATCCTTGTCTCCGCTGCTTCCGGCGAAGCCGCTGAAATCGGTGCATCAGCTGACGCCATTGATGGTGTTAATGCTATTGCTCGTGCACTCCAAACTTCGGATGGCTCGGACGAGATTCTCGTCTCAGCTTGCGTCCGACACTAGGAGTTAACCAAAGCAAATTTGGTAGTCAGGGGTGTCGTCGGGTCGCCAGTCGTCCCGGCGGCACCTTTTTTTATGAGGAAGACATGGCAGTTAGAGAATGTCAAAAATGTTTTGTGGAGTTCCCGTTAACGGATGACTATTTCCACAAGGACCGTACAAAAGAAGCAGGCTATAAAATGGTCTGCAAGATGTGTCGTGCTGAGCAGCACAAAGCAAAAGAAGACAAAAAGATTGATGACCGTATCAAGAAGCTGGAAGCCAATGGAATAAAAGTTCTGGATGAATTGGTGTCGGGCGGTAGCAATATACCGCACATGGCTGAGACATTTCAGCATATTATTTCAGCGTTCGGTGGTTCAATTGGATTTGCTCAGCACTTCCTTGGAAACTATCTGAGTACAGAGCCGGGCAGTGCTACCCGGCAGAAGATGTTAAACATGGTGTTGCAGTTGAATGTGAAGGTTTCGGAGTCTGGTGCGGCAAAGCGTAGTCTGGAAGAGATTACTGATGAGGAGTTGGATTTGGAAATCCAAAAGACGGCCAGAGCATTGCTACTGGATGCACCTGTTGTGAACACGGAGAGTTCGGAAGAAGTAGATGCAGAACAACTCGACTAACATACCGGATGCTGTTTACAACCAGCATGCCACAGAACACCAGAAGTCAGAGTTGCGTGCTCTACATGCCGAGCGTGCACGTCGCCGCATAGAGGCATTACGTCTTTACGAACCTCTCCCTTTCCAAGAGAGGTTCCATTCATGTCCATCGAAAGAAGTTCTGATACAAGCAGGAAACCAAGTGGGGAAGAGTCTGTGCGCATTTGTGGAAGATGCTCGTGCTGTGACTGGGCAAGATCCCTACGAGAAATATCCGAAAGAGAACGGAGTGCTGGTGTGTCTGGGGATGGACGAGGGGCACATCGGGAGGACGATTCATAAGTATCTGTTTCGACCGGGTGCCTTTAAGATTATCAAGGATAAGGAGACCGGGGAGTGGAGGTCTTGGAAGCCTTGGCTGGAGGATGACTGGAAGCGTAAAAAAGCTACCCGATCTGCTCCCCCGCTGGTTCCAGAGAGAATGGTTAAGAAGTGGGCGTGGAAGAAGCGTGCCCAGAACGTCTTTGAAATGTGCGAACTAACAAACGGGTGGACCATATATGCGATGGGTTCTAAAGGGGAGCCTGCTCAGGGTTTCCAAGCTGACTTAGTTCATATTGATGAAGACCTAGAGCGTCCCGAATGGTACGACGAAATGATTGCCCGTCTATCTATGCGGGACGGAAAGCTACGGTGGTCTGCTTTGCCACACGCTAAAAATGATGCCATCATCAATCTTAATGAGCGTGCAGATGATGAGAAGAATCTAGAGAAGCCAAGTACAGTAGTCATCCGTGCAACTATCTTTGACAACCCATTTATGCCAGAGCAGGTCAAGCAGGAGAATATTAAGCGTTGGCGTAAGAAGGGTGAGGATGAGTACCGGAAGCGTGCACTCGGTGAGATGGTTACGGACAGCGTACTCATGTACCCGACTTTCTCAAAGGATGTGCATAATGCTATCCGCTTTGAAGACCCACGCAACGCAGTACAAAAAGTATTGACGGATAACCAAGGGGAGCCACCTGAGGACTGGTGTCGCTATATGGTGGTTGACCCGGGCCACAGTGTTTGTGCTGTAACTTTCTGGGGAGTACCCCCGGAGACATATGGTGACTATGTTATTTGCTACGACGAGTTATACTTACAGCAGTGTAATGCTCGTCAGTTTGCAGATGCTGTGGAGTTTAAAACTCGGGGCAAGGTGTTCCAGTCGTTTATAATTGATGCTCACGGTGGTCGTATACGAGAAATAGGTAGTGGTGTTTTGCCTCGCATACAATACAGTCGGGAACTGGAGAGTCGGGGTGTACGTAGCATTGAGACTGGTAGCAACTTCCGTGCTGGTAGTGATGACATTAAAGGTCGTGAAATGAGGCTAAGAGATTGGCTGCATGTTCGTGACTCAGGAACACCGAAGATGATGGTTAGTGTAGTGAAATGCCCTAACCTTATCCGTGAGTTTTTCCGATTTAAAAAGAAGATAATGAATGGATTCGTTACCGATGAGGGTAACAGGCGTGGTAATTGCCATGCGATTGAAACATGTGAGTATGCTGCTGCACATGGCTTGCCTTATGTGAAGCCACAGAGATTGCAGAAGAATACCACACGTGTTGGTAAGATATTACAGGAGCGTGCTAAGAGGGCGCGTCAACGTAGTATTAACTCAAAGATACGGAGCGGAGATGGTTTCCGCTCATATATTAACTTAGGCCCATCGGGAGATTAACGATGAACGTACCTACCCTAGAAGAAATCCAGAGTTTTCAAATGCCGAGCGTGCAAGTGGGGACTCCGGTGGAATTCTACATTACAGGGACACGAGAAGGTACGGAGCCACGGATTGGCTTTGTGTTGCGTATATCGCGCTCAGGTCGGAACGTGGTCATCCGTACAGCAGACGGGGGGCACTTTGATGCCGTCCGCCATATAGCTGACCCCAAGCTACAACTTAACGCTGACCAGCGAGAGAATGGTGCTTGGGACTTCACGGAGTTCTACAAGTCAGAATTAGAAGAGCGGCGTAACATATTGGAACGTCTTGAGGCGTTGGAGGGCACTGGCCCGACACCCCAGAACAAGATTGTTGCCCCCGCAGAAATTCCACAGGAAGTGGAGAGCGAGACTGTTGAGGAAACTTATTCGGGTCTTCGTGAGAGAGCAATGGAACTTGGAATTGAATTTAAAGGCAATCCTAAGCGAAAATGGCTAGAAATGAAGATCGGTGAAGCAACGAGCCAACCTGTTGGCTAATTTCATAGGGAAGTAAGTAATGCCAAGCTGGGACGACACAAATCACCCGATGGCGGCGATATGCTCGCAGTGGATGCAGAAGATCAAGGACGCTCAAAAAACCAAACAGGAAAAGTTTGGACGATACGCCGATGAGGCGATGAAGTTTTTTGACGGCTCTCATGATTGGATGTGGAAGGGCGAGTATGCCAAGGCTCCGGGTGGGTTCCTTGATAAGGAGGCTCAGGGAGCGTTACCTAACTTCAGGATGACGGTTAATAGGGTCTTCGAGGCTGTAGCTTTGTTTGGGCCGGTGTTGTATCACCGCAACCCGGTAATCCAAGTTACTCCCCGGATAGGCCCGGATATTGCACCTGAAGCATTAGGTATCAACCCTGCCGATCCAATGATGTCTCAAAGCTATGACCATTTCCTTACACAGGAAAAGTTCATACGTGAGATCAAACGGACACACTCCAGCATCAAGGAGCACTACCTGAACTGGTTGCAGCATGAAGCTGACAAGAAGGTTCAGGCAAGGCGTGCAATTACTGAGGCTATCATCAAGGGGATGTCTTTGCTTTGGACTGATATACATCAGCCTAAAGGTTCTGCCATCCGCTATCCTAAGAGTCACTATGTATCTGTTGATGACTTTGTTGTCGATCCAGATGCAGAGTACTGGGAAGATATCACTTGGGTTGCCCGCCGTGTCTGTCATCCAGTATGGAAAGTAGACCGCAAGTATAATCTTGAAGGTAAGCTATCCGGCAACCTTGCTTCCAAGGCTGCACAGGGTGAGACATACGCTAAAGGTCGTCGCCCTTCATCCGGTGAGAAAAAGTCTGGGAAGACTTTTGACTTAATCGAATACTGGGAAGTGTATACAAAATGTGGGTTTGGGGATCGTCTGAAGATTGCGAATCGTGCTGAAGGTCAGAGCAAGTACGATTGGGAACAGTTTGGTGACTTCTGTTTCCTAGCCGTGTCTGAGGATGTCCCCTTTCCCCTTAACTTCCCATCGTGGGATCTAGACAAAAAGACTTTTGATGAAGCCTTTATGCAAGTGCAATGGCCTATCCCGTTTTGGACGGACGGTGGCTGGCCATTCTCACGACTTCATTTCCACGACAAACCGAAAGAAGTGTGGCCGATATCACTGATTAAGCCAGCGATTGGCGAACTACGCTTCGTTAACTGGTGTATGTCATTCCTTGCTGACAAGGTAGCTGCATCGAGCACAACGTATGTAGCTATAGCTAAAGCTGCTGGTGCTGAGATACAAGATCAGATTAAGTCTGGATTGGGTCCGTATACTCATATAGAAATCAGTGACATATTCGGGAAGAGTGTGCAAGACGTTGTCTCATTCTTGGATGCTCCTAACTTCAATGTTGAGATTTGGAATATGGTTCGCCAAGTTCTTGACATGATTGATAAAAGAACGGGCTTAACAGAGTTGATCTATGGCCTTGCCGGTCCAACTCAAATCAGGTCAGCAGCGGAAGCTGAGATTAGAAATCAGAATGTTTCTGTTCGTCCTGATGATATGAGTAGTCAGGTTGAAGATTGGCTTAGTAACTGTGCTCTGAAGGAGATGGAAGCAGCGGAGTGGATATTGAGTGCCGACGATGTATTCCCTGTCTTGGGTGCATCTGCTGCCTATTTGTGGACTAAGCAGATTAAGACGCAGTCATTTGATAAGGTTGTCAGGGACTATGATTACAGGGTTGAAGCTGGTAGTGCACGTAAACCTAATAAAGTTAATCGAGTTAGGCAGCTTAACGAGTTTGCTCAGATTGCTATGCCTAACCTGCAACAGTTCGCTTCACAGGGAATTGTTCAGCCCTACAATGCACTCATTGAGGACTGGGCAAAAGCCAATGACTTAGATCCGGGCCGTTATATGGTTACAGATCAGGTTATAGAGCAGGCTCAGCAGCCTAGCCCTGAAGAAGCACAGCAGCAACAGCAGCAGATGCAGATGCAACAACAGCAGATGCAGGCTCAACAGCAAGCAGCACAGGCTGAGCAGCAGGCAGCGCAGGCTGAACAGCAGGTTGAGTTGCAGTTAAAGCAGCTTGATATGCAGAGTAAACAGTTAGACATGCAGGGTAAGCAAATGGACCTAGAGGTCAAAAAGCAGACTCTGGAACTAGATAAGCAGAAGGCACAAATGGAACTTGATTTCATGCGGGCCAAGAAAGAAGAGGACTAGTATGCCAAAAGTAGGAGACAAGACTTTTCCTTATACGGAAGAAGGTATGCGGATGGCTGAAGAATATTCCCAGATGACCGGACTACCTATCGAGTATGAAGGTGAAGGTGGTCCTAGTGATTTGGGCAATGCTTTAATGGGAGGCGAGAATGAGCCACGATAGGTACAGAATGGAATGTGCTGAATACGGTCCTGATTGCTTAGCCTTTTATGATCGCTTGATTGACGAAGGGAACAACCCGGGCTTTGCTGCAATGCTGGCCATGCGTAAGCCCTGCGGAACAAAGGGTACTGAGCGTGCTTTCCTTGAGGGTAGTCATCACTGGGCAGATAAACTGAATAGTGATAACGCCGAGTATATTCTTGGTGCTGCCAAGAAGGCTGGCATTCCAACAGCAGGCAAGGTTTACAAGGGTGGGATTGGCCGACCCGATGATCCCTTAGCATGGGTATCCACTATTGATGACGTGAAAGCGGCATGTAAAGAGAAAGGGTATTCGTGTTCAGGTGCAGTTAGCTACCAAGCCCCTGAGCGGAAGTTTAAGAAGAAGCGAATGGGCGAAGACCTTGTGCAGGATTACATGGCACGTGAGGTTGAGAAAGATCCTTCTATTGCTCATAGCAAGAAGAAGATGAAGAACCTTCGTTCAGAAGTAATCGAAAAGCACAGTAAGAAGAATTTATGAAACAGCCTGATAATACATCAGTTATGCGTTCTGCGGAACTGGACCCGCTATACAATGCAGGCCCTTTCAGTGCACTGGCGCGTACTCTGGGTTTAACCGGCCCAGAGGCTGTTTCCGAGATAACTCGGAACCCCTTGCACTACACCCCAACAGAAAGCCGTAGTGCTAGAAACGCTGAACGTGTTATAAGACAGATTCAGCGGAATCAAAAACCGAAGAACGACATAATCGGAACCCCAAGGAGAATGTAATGCCTCTACCTCCAGAGTTAGGTGCTATGATGTCTGCTGCATTGCAGGGTCAGCGACCACCTCAACAACCACAAGCCCCTGCTCCCGGCATGTCTGCACCAGCCCCACCTCAGGTTGATCCGGCTATGATGTCGATGATGATCTTGGATCGCATGCAGAAGAATCAGATTAGGGAGTTGACTCAAGGTAAGAACCCCTACCAGAATCAGATCTCCATGGCTCCACCTATTGCTCCGGTTAATCAAGGCATGCCGATGCCTGCTCCTCCGCAGCCACCACAAGGAATGCCTCCGCAGGGTATGCCTCCACAGGGTATGCCGCCGCAAGGTCCTCCTCAAGGTCCTCCAGCACCACCTATGATGGGATAGTAACTAATGGATGAAGGCGTCTTAACTTATAGCGACTTACTGGATTATGTGACCTCCTTGAATGATGGTGGGGCACGCAGTAAAGACTTGCGCGTGTATCGAGAATCCATTCTTGGTGCCTATCGTGATGTCAGTATGGCTGCTGAGTGGGATTACTATCTTGATGAGGGGCGTATTGATTTAGTTGAGAATTACAATACGGGCACAATAGCCTACGACCACACTGGCGGATCTAACGAGCGGCAGTTGACTTTGACTGGCGGTACTTGGCCGTCATGGATAAAGTTTGGTCGTGTTCGTATTGATGAAGTTGTATACACCGTTGAGAGTCGTGTATCTGATACGGTGATTACATTAAATTCCACGTTTAATCCGGGTGCTGATATTGCTGCGAGTACGACATATGAGTCGTATCGTAGCGTTTATCCTCTACCTTCTGATTTGTGGCGTCTTTATGACGTTGCCGTGGAAAAGAGTTACTGGGTGACCTATTACATAACTCCCACTGAATGGCTTCAGCGTGAGCGTTTTGTTAATTCATCTGGTCAGACGTGGGCGTGGACTATCATGCGTGATCCAGACAGTGACAATCGTTGGGCGTTATGGATTGATCCCAGCCCTGAAACAGCAGAGCCACTTGGTTTCATATATCGTCGTCGCCCCAGAGTTTTACGATGGGCCGGTGTTGAGACTGAGGCACGAACTTATACTGCGTCAGGTTCATCCGGTGCAAGCACTGTGACGACCAGCACAGGGTTGCCAAGTAGTATGGTTGGTTCGGTTATTCGTCTTAGTTCGGACACTGCCACTCATCCGACAGGTCTTGCGGGGGATAACCCCTATAATGAGCAGCATAAAATTACTGCCATTTCAGGGACGACAGTAACAATTGACGATACGCTTAGTCAGGCGTATACGTCCACAAAGATTGTTGTGTCTGATCCTGTGGATATGACCGAGACAATGATCGAGGCTCTGAAAGCACAAATTGAGTACCGCTTAGCACGCATGTCGAATGACTCTCGTGATGTGTCCATGAATAAGCAGGTTGCTGACATGGAGATGAGGAGGGCGTTAGAGGCTGAGGCACGTCATTGGTCAAGTATTGGCCGGGGACGCCAGAGTCGGTATCACTACCTATTCAGACACTTAGAGTCAACTATTACTACGGACAGCTAGTATGCCACGTATCAGTGATTTTTTGGGTCAGGTGTCTGATGCAGATGCCACAGACTCTCCTGCCGGTTCATCTGTATCACAGAACAATGTTAGTACATTAGTTCAGGGTAAATTACAGGTGCGTGGTGGCATTCAGCCCGCCACATTTACCAGCACATCTACGATTTCATCCAGTAATTTCCATACATTCCAACGCCTGTGTTTTTGCAAGACACGTCAGGGTGACCTCATTGGTGTTAATGGGATCGACAGGGGTTTTCGTTGGGATGGCATAACATCCAATGTCGAGCAGCTTGGCATTACTGCACCATCAGTGGGTCCTAGTATTGCCACTCCATCCATCAGTGTAGCAGGCAAGGGTGGTGCCATTACGGGAATTGCTAATAGCGGTGGGAAGTACCAAATCACTAGCAATGGACATGATATGTCGAATGGTGAGCAGGTTCGTATTGGCAATGTTACAGCCACAGGTGGGATGGCAAACGCCCTAAACGCACAGACGTTTACAATTGAGGGTGTTACGACGAATACTTTCACCTTATCTAACACATCATTTGACGGTACTTACACTTCTGGTGGGACTTGGTGCAAGGATGGGTTTGGTGCAACAGCTGGCACATACGTATGTGGTGTCAGGTATACGGACGATACCACCACTCCAGTCCCAAGCAGCATGTCGGTTCTTACTACAGTGACTGCCGAGGAGACAGATCAGTTTGACTGGTCAAGTATTGCTACCACCACTGAGGCTCGTGTTTCAGGAACAGGCAAGGTTGAGTTGTGGAGAAGTACCGCTGGCGTTACTAATGTGTTATTTAAGGTGCATACCGTTGATTATTCCGGTTCGATTACCTTCAATGATCAGGTAGATGACAACACGCTTAATCTTAGTTCAGATGATGATACGATTCTTGTTCTGGCGAATCCCCCGGTGGACAACAGCCTTGTTGCGAGACGCTTTGAGCCACCGCCGAATGACCGGCCAGTAGTTGTTCAGTTCCAAGATCGCTACTTTTACCTTGGAAATGTGGATTACAACAGGGGTACAGTGGCTACCAACGGTTCGACTACCATTACGGGAACGAGTACGGATTGGGTTGCGACGATGGTGGGTCGTTATATAGAGATTTCTGGAGAAGCCAAGCCATTTAAGATTACAGCTGCTTCTGCAACCTCCATTACAGTGGATACAGCGGTCAGTAATACTGCATCGGGTCTTAGCTATGTGATTAGATCGGAACAAAGTAATCGCAGGCAGGTTGATTTTAGTGAGCCTGATGAGCCTGAGAGTGTTTCCAGTGTTAATGTGTTTACAGTACAGGAATACATTAATGATGATGACGATATTGTTGGTGCTTGTCCTTTAGGTCCTTATTTGTATTTGTGTGGAAAGCGACATAAGTATGCTTTTAGCTTTTCTGTCGATCCGCTGAGAGATGGAAGTGTTCGCTATGTAGATGACCGTGGTATTTTTAACCATTATTGTTGGGATGTGTTTGAAAATGCGGCGTACATGATGGATGATAGCGGTCCATATATTTTTGGTGGCTCAAGCCAGTCGATTGGTACTGCTATCCATGACTTATGGCGTCGAGATGGTGATGGGGACAAAATAGATTTTTCCAAGTCGGATAAGTTTCATGTAAAAGTGGACAGATCTAAGGCTCGGGTTTACTTTTTTGTAGCTTTTGAGGGTGATGCTGGTAGTTTTCCAAGACGTGCTCTGGTCTTCAATATCAGAAGGAAAACATGGGATCTATTTGAGTATCCTCAGCAAATCCCGACAGCCAGTTCTGTGCAAATTAGTGGTGAAAATCGCCTTAGCTTTGGCGGAGAGAATTCCAAGGTATATTTAGCTGATCAAGGTACTACAGATGTTGTCACTTCCGAGACGGCTGGCACTGCAACGGGTGGCAGTAGCAACACTTTGTCTGATTCAGCTGCCTCCTTTACTAGTGGTATGGTTGGGGCTAGCGTATATGTTTTTGATGGTACTGGTAAAGGGCAAAGACGTACAATTAGTGGTCAGACATCGACCACATTAACAGTTTCAGCAAACTGGACAACGAATCCAGACACAACCAGCAAGTATGTTGTCGGTGCTATACCGTTTTCATGGAGAAGTTCATCTTTCCACTTCCCTATGGATGACGCTGAGCATAAGCGTTCTGTCGGAATCAAGTTTAAGCCCACGGCAGGTGACCAAAGGGTTGATATTCGGATTTATTACAACAATTCGACTACCCCAGCTTCTAATGGTATGCCCATGAAGCTAGGTGATGCCATCGAAGTGGGTGATACTAACACAGAAGATGCTGTTTTGTACATGAAGTCGGCTCGAAGTAGCCTAGAGAACGCATCGGGACACGAAACGTACCGCATTGATGGTATGTATAGCGGTACATCTCATGGTGACCATAAGATGTCTGTCGAGTTGCGTGGATATGCTGGTGATAATGTCCCTGAAATCCAGACAGTAGACATAGAGGGGGTTACTGAGTAGTGTATTCCCGCCATGCCATTCAATTCGACCGCTTACTGGATGCAGGCATGCTCCCAGAGCAGGTTGCGGTGTTGCGTGATATCTTCAGCAACGCCAATATGGGGCTTGAGCACTCTGGCACAGTGACTTTTCGTGGATCGGTAGTGGCTCCCGCCATTCAATCGTGCAGATGGGCAGTAGCCCAGCACAATTGGGACTACAATGCGGACAGCAGCACTTACCCAAGTGACAACGGTGGAATGAGCCTTGTGTTGTGCCGTGAAGCGGACGATTTCAAGGGTAATGGCACCACAGGTCGTAGTGACATTCAAATTTACCTTCCGGTAGGGCCGGGGGAGGACCCAAACGTGGTGGCCGGTGATGTAATCATGTTTTTTGAAGCTAAAGACGGCTCTAAGATTGCTCCGGGTTACGGCGACCACCGGATAGGCAGTGTTCGCATGGGTGTTCAGGGTGATAATGGCATTGAAGGCTGGAGCATCATGGACGGAACTGCTAATTCTAAAGACAATGGTGGATCGGGCCTGAATGTTGCAGATAAATTCATGCGATGCTGGTCGTCTAGTTCCGATAGCGGTAATACGGGCGGTGCTGCCTCAGCTGCGGTGTCAGTGACTGTGGGTGACCACAATATATCTGATATTGCCGGTGGTATTGGTGCTCATGCGGGTTCGGACGTGGCTGGAACCATCTCAGATCACCCTGCAAGCGGGTTAAGCCATAAACACGAGGTATCAGACACAACTATAGGCACTGGAACTACGTCTACCGTAGGTGTTTTAACAGGAGATAGCGTTGGTGGTACGTTTTACACGAAACTTGCCAATGCTGGAGCAAGTGACTTAGCACACGCTGGTACAGGTAGTCTCTCGCACAGCGGAAGTGGTACAATATCGCATACAGTATCGGGTGGTAGTGTTGCTACCGTGCCGCCATACATGTATGTGGCAATGATGGAACGTCTTAATAATTCCAGAACAGGATTGGGTTTATAATGGCACGTGCAGAGGATTTTATTCGTAACTCAGCAAGGAATCAGCTGACTCAAGGACAACCACAAACCACTCAGGGTCCTGTCATGGGTATAGTAGGCCCATGGGGGAATTCTACTGGTCCATCAGGTTCGACTGGTCCATCAGGACCGACTGGTCCATCAGGACCGACTGGTCCATCAGGTCCATCAGGTCCATCAGGTCCATCTGGACCATCAGGACCGACTGGCTCGACAGGTTCAGGGCAGGGTATTCAGTTTACTGAAGGTCTTTACCCTGACATGCCTCCGGGGCCGGGTACGGGAGACCCGTATGATCCTGCTAACTGGTCAGATGAAGCTAAGTCGTGGCTGGAGATGTCTGGAATTAGTGTTGCTGATATTATCCGCATTGCGAAACTATTGGGAGACCCTTACTCCGCATCGCCGGGAAATCCTGAATATCTAATACAGCTAATACGTGATGGTATGTATGATATCCTTCCTGACGGCACGCTTGTGGAAGGGGGGCAAAGCCAGAAGCCGGGTGAACCTATCCCGCTGCCGGGAGACCCCGGAGTTCCCGAACAGCCGGTTCCGGGTGAGCCGAGTCCTGATCCTGATCCTGATGATGGTGATGGAGATGGAGATGGAGATGGTGATGGTGATGATGATGGTGATGACTCTATTCCTATTCCAGACGACTATTTCCCTCCGGGCGGTCCTGTTATGCGACACCCGTGGGATGGCACAGGATTCTGGGACTTGTTTAAAAAAGCCGTCAGCGGCGATTGGGCTGATGATCTCAATGAGGCCATGAGAGATTGGGCGGACTGGGATCAGAAGAAGGTCATGGCCGAGGCGGACTACAGATTCAAGGATAATATGCTTGATAAGTTGCTGGGTGAAGGTGGTCTTGGTGGTGGAGGTGGTGGCGGCACTGATCGTGTAGGGCCTGTTGGTCTTGTCAACCTAGCGTTAAAGCAATGGGGTCGCTATCAGGATGCTGCTGGTAGAAAGGATGATCAAGGTTTTGATCAAGGTGCTGGACCAATTGTGGATGCTGGTATTCAGCCTTCAAAATCAGTGGCGTCTGCCAAGAATTTAAACTTACTTCCCACCGGAACAACCAGTAGCAAAGCTACCACCGCTGGTGCTAACCAGCAGTTGCAGGACGTGATGTCTGGTGCAGGAAGTCCCATGGCTATCCAAAACATTGCGCAGATCACAGATGAAGCGCAGCAGAACGAACTTGCTAATGTAGGGACCGCTGCTACACGTGGTCTCGATGTGGCTGAGGCAGTGCAAGGTCTTGGTGCTCAGTCGTCTGCCATCCAGCAGCGAAAGAAACTGGAAGACCTGCGTCGTAAGGGTCAAATTTTACAAAATGCAGTACACGGTAAAGGGTTCTTTGCATAATGAATATGCCTTTTGATCAGCAAAAGCGAAAGAAAACACCAAAAAATCCTATGTCTGGCAACTACGGTCAGGCTGCTAACATGGCCAAGCCAAAGCAGGCGGCTAGTTTTAAGAAGCCTGCGGCTAAACCTGTTCAGCAGGTAGCACAGCAAGCAGCGAAGGCTGCTCCTGTGAATGCGCTTGGCGCTGCGCTGGGTGGTACAGCACCGGCTCCAACGCAATCTCTGTCTGTAGGGTATCAAACTCCGGGTACTATTCTTCCTAACCCGAACCAGCCCGTAGGCGGTGGAGGTGGCCAAGGTGGAGGAGGTGTGCCACAGCAACCACAGAACCCACAGAACCCACAGAACCCACAGAATCCACAGAATCCACAGATGCCGCAGATGCCGCAGTTACCCGGGCAGGGGGGAATGCCCATGCCACGACTGCCACTACCCAATATTTTATTACCTCCGAATGTTTTCCCATTCCCGCAACAGTGGCCTCAGCAGCAGTGGCCACCACAGCAACCAAAACGACCTCGGGGTCCTATCATTATTGAGGTGCCGGGTCCTCCTCAGCCGCAACCGCAGCCGCAACCACAACCGGGGCCGGGCGGTGATCAGCAACCTCAGCCCGATCCTGCTCCACAACCACAACCACAACCACAACCTGATCCTGCTCCACAGCCACAACCTCAGCCCGATCCTGCTCCACAACCACAACCTCAGCCCCAACCACAGCCCCAACCACAGCCCCAACCACAGCCAGATCCGCATGACTGGCCGGATCGTACTGAACCGTGGCCAGATCCGGGTCCTCAGCAACCGTTGCCAGATCCCGCTCCGCAGCCTCAGCCACAACCGGAGGAGCAACCTGAGGAGCGTCGTCGCACCCCGGGAAATGACTTTGATCAACGGCCCGGCGATGATATCGACATTGATAAGCCTATTCCGCCGATTAGTGAAATCCCGCCAAGTCCTCCAGTTGGCGAGAAGCCACTTGCACCACCAGCAGACACCCCTCCTTCGATCCCTCCGGTTGATGTGCCAACTTCGGGACCTGTCTCAGGACCTGTCTCAGGACCTGTCTCAGGCCCTGTAGCACCGCCGATTGACTTGCCCGTCCCTACTGGCCCAACGTCAGGTCCGACTGTACCTCCGCATGGAGACCCGTTTCCTCCTGTAGGCGGTCCGCAACCGGGGCCTGCTCCACATCCAGCCCCTTTACCACAACCGGGTCCTTCGCCATTTGGGTTTGATATTGGTCGTGATAGCACGAGTGTGGTTGATCGGGAAGTTGCCCAGCCGTCTGGATTGCAAGCAGCCTTGGAAGGCGGAGATGTCAGCGTCGATGTCGATACTCCTTCCTCTCCATGGGATGATGTTGATGACATTAACCGATACGATGATGCTTTAGGGATACCAGAGTCTAGCGCTCGTGCCCTTGAAGCTGCACAGCCAGTATTGTCTGAGATGCAGATAGATGAAGATACTGACGCTCGGGCTGCGCAAGAAGCACAGTGGTTATCAGAGCAGCAAGATCCTGTATCACAGAAAGTGTCACGTGTGCTGAAGGCGGTATCACCGCAAGCTGCTGCGCAACCAACAGTTGGAACTCAGAGGGTGGCAGAACCATCAGCACAGGCTGATATCCCATCCGGTGCTGAAGATATGGGAACTTACCGTGGTTCTCAGGACTCGCGTAAGTGGTGGCGTTTCAGTCGTGGTAGCGACGGAAATATATACCGGCATCAGCAATTGGAAGGTTCAGATGGTTGGCGATTGCATACCAACAAGATGGATTCCGGTATGTTCGATGCCCTCACGCAGATGCAGGGGTATATACCGCCGGGGCAGGTGGCCGATGCTTTAAAGCGGTACGATGATATGGGACGCTTCAATCCAAATTGGAATCAGGAGCCAGTGCCAACTGCTGAGGAGATGAACCGTGCTGCTGAGGAAAGGCGTCGGGCAATGGCAGCAGAGCAGCAGGCTTTAGCTGAGCAACGTCGTAGGGATGAGACCCCTGCCGAGAGAGCCAAAAGGTCTGCGGAAGAGCAGATGGCGGCGGGGCGGGAACATATTCCGATGCTTCCTAACGAAAACCGTGAGGAATATCGCAGCCGACGCCGTTCAGAGGTTGTTAATGAGTTAGATGATATCGTTCGTAGTGAAGATCCGGGTAAGTGGGACGACTTCAGCTTTGATGAGTCCCTAGAGGATGACAAAAAGTATTGGTTCATTGATCCACGTGCTGGAACGGCGCTGCCTACCACCGGCAAGAGCGTAAAGCAGTTGTTTAGTGCTCTGAACCGCAAGGATTCCATCAACGCCCTACGTCTACTAGAAGACGAGGATGGCAACCGTCTATTCAGTAAGCAGAAAGAGAAGTTTGCAGAAGTAGGCGATGCAGCTTATGAGCCAGAAGAAGCAGCAGAGCCTCAGGGCAGGGATTTAATAAGGGATGCTTTAGAGTCAGGCCGCTTTGTCCACGCGCCTTCAGCACTTTATCCGGGTGCTCCCAATGAATATCGTGATACCGTAAGCGGAAAGGTGTACCCAGAGTCACAAGCGTTAGAACTTCTACGCTCTGAATCCCAGAAGGACGGCAAGCCTCCAGCCGAGAAACCAGATCCTTTCGCAGAGGTAGGCGAGGCAGCGTATGAACCAGAGGTTGAACAGCAGGTGGATTTGTCTGGGCTTCCGACTGGGAAAACTGTACGTGGTGAGGATATTCCAACGGGGCGTGTTGATTTACCTCCGCCAGAGGAAGATAGTCGTATAGCCAGCATTAGCAACTCCTTAAAGGATTCTTTTGCTGGCAAGAATTCCGGTGGGGTTGAGATCAAGGACCGTTTTGGTAACTTCAAGAAGCCAATGCGATTTACCTTAAATGCTGGAACACGCAGCGAGACCTCTGTGTTGCGGTTTATGGGTGCGGACGGGAAGATGTACGCATATGGTCAGTTTGGCTACGGTGGTCGTGAAGGCTGGATTCCATGGGATCAGGTTCGTGATAGGGCCAGTGAGTTTAGAGGTGCGGTTCAAACGGACATGGAAAAGGATTGGCATGCTGCTGTTAAAGAATATACAGATGCTGACTTCAATAACCGTCAGTTTGACGAAATGGTTAAGAATCGTGATGCATGGAGCAAGGCAGTTGAGAGCGGTGTGATAACAGAGGAGGAGATGCAGGGATTCCTGTCTGAATATGATTTCTACGGACGTCCTCAGGTGGCACGAGATGGTGTCAAGCACAGTGTGGTTGTTGATAACGACGGCACTGTTAAACTTGTTCCTGACACCTCTCCCCATGCTGGTATCCCAGAGGGTCCTGCCCCGACACCAGATCTCGGTAAGGGTGGCTTTGGTCATATAGATGCAGGTCAAATTAAGCCTGAGTTCTATAACGATACTTATACTGCTGAAGATGAAGAGCGATTCCAGTTCCTGCAAAAAAACGCTTGGGGTCTGACTAAGGAAGCTGTTGCTGAGGGTAGGGAATTATTACGTCGACGTGATGAAATGCTTTCCGGGCATTTTGAAAAGCCAGAGCGTCCGGTTTATCCCGGATTTCCCGGCCACCCCGGCCACCCCGGCCTCCCCGGTAACCAGTACTTCCCTGACCGCGATCCATTAGATCTGCGTATCAAACAATTCCCGGTCGACAGTGTTCCGGTACCGCCAAGTCTTCGTGACCAACTCATTGGCGATGTAGAGCCTACACCGACACCCGAACCTACACCTGAGCGTCCGACTCCAGTATCCCCACGTCCACCAGTAGATACTCCTGATATACGTGACCAACTCATTGGGGCTAAAGATCCTGAGCCGGTAGATGCGTTGCCAGAACCGCCGAAACCTCAGGTCAGGGAGGGTGGTAAGTGGGATGGTGCTGCCTTCAATTCGGCTGTCCAGTCTATAGATGATAGCAAGGATTATAAACTCGTTGACCCTCGCAGTGGCATAGGGAGAAAGATGAGTGGAAGTAATCTAAAGACAATCCTCGGAAGGATGAGCCTCCGTTTCGCTGGTAACATCTTGGATAATCTTGAGGATACAGGCGGCAATCGTGTCTTCGGTGATCAACTTGGATCTGCTCCTACTCCTGCTCCGGCACAAGAGCAGGTGGGTGCTACAACAGATGCACTTGTGTCTGAGGCGGAACGCTTGCGGTTTAATGTAGAGCGTGATAAGGATGGGAATCCTACGCATATCACCCATAAGGGCATGGGCACAAGACAGCCTGTGGCAGAGTGGGCGAAGCAGTTCTTCCCTGATTACCTTAAAGGCCCTGACTACGAGGCACCAGTAGAGCAGCCGAAGAGAACTAAGTGGGGTGGAGAGTACATACCACCCCCGCCCGGTAAGACGGATGAAGATGGTCGGTGGGTATCGTATACCCCTGATCTTAAAATGCCTAAGATGCCTTCTTATGAGAATGTTAAGTTGCCATCGAAGGCTCAGTTGCGGCGTGGTGCCTATGTAGCGGTGGGTCGTGATGATTGGACCAAGTGGCGAGAGTCCACCGAGGAGCCGGGTCAGTGGGACAACTGGGCGAACATGCTGGATTGGAGTCAAAACTATACCTTTGTTGATCCGTTGACAGGTGAGGAGAGGAAGTCTCCCGGCAAAGATATTACGCAGCTGTTTAAAATGTTGAACAAGCCGATGCGTGATGAGGCTATGAGGTTGATAAAGGACGACAAAGGTCGCTCGATCTTTGGTAACGAGTTTATTCCACGCTCTTATAGTCAAGCCATCAGTCACCTGCGTAAGCGGGGCGCTAATGTAGGTTATGCTCATCCTGTTAAAGCCTTTGACATGGCTGGCAACGAAATCCCTCATAGGCAGGGCAAGCAGACACAGTCTAGAAAAAAATGGGTGTCATACGAAGAGACTGAGCGGAAGCGTGCCGCAGAGGCTTGGGCTGCGAAGCAGAGCAAGGAGTTTATGGATGAATTATACAAGAAGCATCCTGAACGATTCGCTTTTTCGGGAACATCCTCAGGACGATACAAGGAATTATCGGATAAAGAGACCCAACAAGAAGCGTCGGGTCAGGTGTCGCCCGAGCAACTCGTCAGAAAACATTTTAGGAAGCCTTCGTCGGGTAGTTTATCTAATGCCTTATCTGGAAAGCAGCCGGAAGTTGAACCAAGCGTTACTCCTAAGGATGTTTCAACAAGCCCACTTGAAAGAGCGTTAGGTGGTCGTGATGCTTCAGGTGCTGAAGGTGAATACAGTGGTATTGTCAGCCGAGACTTAAAGCGTGAGCCGGAGAATTTTGCAGCTGCTCCTATGGGTCTATTGCGTCAGCCTGATGGTGGATGGGATCCTGTTCCCGAAAGAAGGGAAGATCCTGTTCCCGACAGAAGACGTGCTCCTGTTCCCGACAAAATGGAAGATCCCGGTCCTATTTTAAGGGAGGACCCAGCCCCGACATGGAAGAAGATAACCCCAGAAGAGAGAAGGGCTGCGGCAGAGCGTAATCGTAAAAACAAGATCACTAACACAAGGCGTTCGGTTCTTGATACGCATCTTGATATTCACAGGCTGGAATCCCAGCTAAAGAACCCTCGCCTTAAGGGAGAGCAGAGAGAGAAACTTCAGAGACATCTGGATGCGGAGAGATCAAACCTGTCTAGATTCCAGAAATACCTTGGTGAGCAAGGGTCTGGTATAGATGCCGCTCTTTTCCAAGAAGAGATAGACAGATTGGATAAGTCTTTGAATGGACGTTACATTGCCCCTCACGTCCGACAGGAGTTACAGGGCAAGCGTGATATCTACCAGTCTGTACTCGATGGCATGGGTGGTGCCGAAGAGCCTGCCCGTGATTTCTCAGCGGTTGGTGAAGCGGCTGCTCAAGATGTTGATAGTCCATCTAAGCCTAAAACCGCCAGTTCGTGGTTCGGTTCAGGACAGGACCGCCAGTTCCCGGTCGCTGGGGATACTGTTCCCGGCAAAGCTGATCGTTTTTCAGAAGTTGGTGAAGCGGCCTATGCTGACGATGATAGACGATCCGTTGCAGAGGGTGCTACAGATTTCGCACAACCCGCTTCATCCCCTGCGGTATCGCCTCCTGATGTAGATACTCCATCGCACCTCACCAACGCAATGGGAGACGCTCCGTTGAAGTGGGATCGCTGGGCTAGTCATGGTGTCCCAGAACCTAAATTTATCAAAGAGCAGGAGTTTGCTTTTAAATACTTGGTTGATAATATGATCTCTGATATTGAAGCTGTTACTGGTGAGTCTCACGATAGGGATGGCATACATAATCTCAGCCCGGAAGAAGCGCAGAGAAGGCTTGATATTGTGGAGTCAATGCTTCCGCAAGTAGAGCACGGTTCAAAACGGTATACCTTTAGGGGTTTGAACCCGCAGATGCTAAAGAACCCTAAAGAAGATAAGCATCTATCCCATCGTGAATGGTCTAAACTGCCAGCTGCTGCAAGGCGTTTATATAGTGATGGCTTTATGCAGGCTAAGGATAACATCCGTAGATTTAAGCAAGTTGCAGGTGGGGGTGAACCAATTCCTGAGTGGAACCGTGATAACTGGCCAGCATGGATGGGACCAGTATACACAAAGTACATTCCCACAGATTATCGGGCTAAGGCAAGTGCATTTGCCAGTGCTAAACACCGACTAATTGAAGAACAGGAGGCTATTGGTAAAAAGTATAAGTCAGGTGAGTTAACACGTGATGAGACTTTTCAGCAGCAAGCCGCTTTGCAAAATAAGATTAAGCAGATAGACGAAGTTAAAAAAGTCTACTGGCCAAAAATTGAAGACCTGATGCAATCGGTATGGAATCAGGTTGAAGCAAAGGATAAGAAGACAGGCAGACCGATTAGCATGGAGGACTACACGGTTGTAGAGCGTCCGAAACAATTGGCCGCTCCGACTCAAGACCCTTTATCTTTTTTAAAGCATATAAAATCAGGTACGCCTATTAATGAAGTTGCGCCGGGGAGGGTTGCCGCATTTGACAAACCACTAGCACGCTTCGTAATGCCTGCTGAACCTGCCCCGGGCACACCAGCACCAATTGTAGAGCCGCCGGAAGCCACCCCTCCAGTTACACCATCACCGGGGAATCCGGGAGTTACACCATCACCGGAAACACCGGGAGTTACACCATCGCCGGGAACACCGGGAATTGTTGCACCTCCGCCGGGAACACCGGGAATTGTTGCACCTCCGCCGGAACGGGATGATGATCCGCTACCAGAACCTCCGGTAGATGAAGAGCCTGTCGAGGAAGGTGAACCTGTACCTATCTCACAGAACATACTCGACATCATGCCTCAGGGTATTGAGAAGACGGGAATGATTGAAGTAGATCCGGGTATCAGTCGTGAAATGATTACAGCACGTGGCATCAACCCGCAGTTGTTAGTCAATCAGGCTGTTGCACAGGCACGTCAGCAGGCTGGCCCGACACAGAGGAATCTGTTGGGTGGGGCAGGCAGAGGAATGTCGAGTGATGTAGGAACCTTTAGCCGTCACGCACTTGGTCCCCTTGCACAGTCCCTCCTTGGTGGCCGTCAATCCATGTTGCGTATCCCTTGGGAGCAGCAGCTTAAATACGCTGATGATGTTAGAAAACGAGAACAACTTGCCCATGACCTTGGCTTGAAACAGGCCATGTTAACAGGTAAGGATTGGTATCGACGTTATCAAGAACAGCTTGATGAACAGCGATTACGAAACCAGATCCTTATGGGTATACTAAATCCACTGATTGGTAATCTTTATTCATAGGTGACACAATGCCATTCGATCCTGATTATGACCGTGGCCTCCAGATGGCACAGAAATTCAATGCTGGAGCCAATCGTAACCCAACCATGTATAATCGAATATTGGCTGGACTACCAGCTGCTGCAAGGCAGGGGTTTATAGAAAATGCTCGGTCTTCAGGTGGGTCTGGAGGCAAGCAAATGGGTGTTCATCGCAGCATGCGTGATGATTACCTCGATGGTGTTGTTGCTCGTGCGGGTATGTCACCTGAAGAGAAGCATCAGGCTATGGTTGATGCTGCGGAGCGTGCTAAGGCTGCATCTCGTGCTGAGACTGAAGCCGAAGATATGGCCCGTAAGGCCCGCCTGAAGCAGGAAGAGCAAGAGAGTTGGCAGCGTGGTCAGGATTATGCACGAGATTACTATGCCCAGCCCCGAACTGGGACTAATAAGTACACTGAGATCTTCCAAGAGACGGATGCTGCCGGTAATCCTATCGGTCCAATGCAATCCTATGACCGAAGGACCTATGAGGTAGTTCCATATACTGACCCTAAGACAGGTGAGACTCGCCATGAGGTGGTGCCTAAGGGTTCACCTAAGGGTGGGGCACGAACATCTTCAGTTAGTGACTCTGCTAACCGGGACCCTCGTGATGGCGGCGAGCCTTATCCTGATGATATGACAAAACGCCCAGTGGATAAGCCGGTTGAAGAAACAAACATTGAAGAACAGAAGGAAGTTGCTGGGCAGACAGTACAAGGTCAAGCTAATCAGCCAACATATGGCTTAACCCCCGAGCAGATGGAAAACCTATCATCTCCTGAGAATATCATGGATACCTTGCGGGGTATCGGCCAGCAGGTAATAGGCGGTCAGGATGCACCCACGGATCAAGACATTGCACCGGAAGGGTCTCGTTTTTCAGATGTAGGCGAAGCGGCGTATTCAGAGGAAGAAGAACAGATAGCTGCTGGTGCCGGAGCACCAGATGATCTCGATGCTACCCTAGCTGAAGCTGGTGTTCCACCTGAAGAAACAAACACTGAAGAACTGCTGGGTGCAGTGGGTGCAGTGGGTGCTACCCCAGAGGAAATTGCTGGTCTTACTGGTCAGCCACCTGAAGATGTTCGTGGTGACATGCCATGGACACGACCTGTTGCAGATCAGCCGGGCGATGAACCATTCCCAGAGGATTTATATGCTCGTGTTCGTGGTGGCCACTCCAAGAGAACTAAAGAGCAGTGGGAGCAATTTGATAAACACAAGCGGCGTGAAGAAGCTACACGTCAACAGCGTCGGAGGAATCGGGCAGCTAATGCTCATGCACGCAACCGTGCTAGGATGCCAGCATTCTACATGAACCGATTGCCGGGTGAACCGTTTGATGATTATGCCAAGCGATATGCAGCGGGTGTTCAGGCTATGTCTGGGCTACAAGGTGCCCAGTTACAGAGCCAGACGCAGCTTAGGGGCTTAGGGATGCAGGGTGAGACCCAGATCAGGATCGCTAAGATTGAAAGCGATATGCAGAGGGCCGGTCTGGATATGCAGCGAGAGTTGCAGAAGGCTGGCCTGACACAGCAGGATATCCAGAATAAGTTGAATGTGCTTGGTCAGTTACCTCCGCACCAAATCCCAGATGCTTTGAATCAGATTGCCGGTGAGATTTACGGTGAGGGTCAGGCTCCTAGCTTTACAGATAAGCCAACTGGTGCCCAGCTTTCCAACCTTGGTGAGCAGGACTTCCAAAACACTATGGACCAGTATTACCCTAACCTTGATACCATGCTGAGCACGGCTTCGGAGGGGATTTTTGATACTAATCCTGACAGTGAAGGTCATATCGGAAGTACGATGGGTGGCATAGGTCCGTTTGAAAACTATGATGAGAAGGCGCAAGACTTTGCCTATAACCTTGCAAACTTAATTAAAGGGAATGAGATTAACGCTAATAATATTGCTGCGGTTGCTGAGTATCTTCGGAGGAAGTTGCAGGGTGGTTCACAGGCATTCCTCCAGTCTCAGATGGGACAGGAAGGCTCGTTTGGTTCAGACTCAGCTTTAGCTGGAAACAGGTTCTTTCAGGCGATACTTAGCGGAAAGTTGCCGTCTATGGGGGATGTGCAATCAATAATAGACTACGGCTACAATTAATGCGGTGCTATGCCTATTAATAATCCATACGCTTCACTAGATCCTTTTCGGGATATCAATCGGCAGCTACGCGCTGTTGGTATTAGTCCGTTGAATATGGGTCCTTTGCAGTTCCCCGACTTTACGCAGCAGCAGCAACGCAGGATGCAGGATGCTGCCATAGTGCGTGAGCGGAATGCTCCGCATATGTATGTTAACCCTGTTCTTTCTGGTCTGGAGTGGACAGGTCGCAAGCTGGACTCCCTCACTGGCCTTCGTGGTATCAAGGGTTTACTCGCTGGGAAACCTCGTGAAGCATTAAGTGCTATCCCTATCCTCGGTACGTTTGGCGATGAGTTAGGTGTAACAGATCCAGAACAGTACACTGATGCAAGTGAATTGCTTAAGCCACTTGGTTTAGAAGACAGTCTTGTTGCGGGCATTGCTACCGATGTTGTGTTAGATCCACTCACATGGCTTACGTTGGGTTCTTATGGTGCTGCTAAGGGAGTTGCTAAGGCTGGGGCATCTGCATCGGGCAAAGCATTGGGTAAGACAGGTGCGTTGAAGCCTATCATAGAGGCTGCTAAGACAAAGCGAGGGGCGGAGGCATTGGGTCTTTCTAAGCCAATGGGGCCTCGTCAGGCTATGATGAACTTGCAGGCGGATGACATTCTCAAACGCGATAGCCAAGGTGTGCTAGATGACATCATGGGCTATACGCCTGATCAGAGAGTTGCAGATGTTTCACCTATCGCAAATTCGTTAGAGTCCGCTGGGTACGATCTGGATACCCTGATTAAACCGGGTGAGACGCTAGGGTCGTGGGGTGCCGCTGGGTTGCCATTCCGCAAGAAGCCCCTACCATTTACTCCGGGTGGCCGTGGTGAGCAATATGCTTCTCTTATGGATTCCATTGGAAACAAGATGGCAAAGTCTAAGCCATTTGCTTTCGCTAGGAATTTGTTTTCCCCAACTGCTGGCGGTGCGATTGATCCCACTGTTCAGGACAATCTAACACAGCTTGCCTCAACGACATCCCGTGTTGAGCAGCAAATTGATGATCAGATGCGGGTAGTGTTAAACGCTTTAGAGGAGCACCCTGAGACAAGCGCTGTGCGAATACGTGAAGCGCATCCTGACTGGAGTGATTCTCAGGTCCGTGAACATCAGCGTAACAACATTTATACTATTGTTCAAAACATCGAGGGTTACGACTATGACGATATAGCTGGTGTAACACGTCGAACTGATGATGCTGGCGTAGATCAATTAGGGGTGGCATCTCTTCCAGACTATACACGAGATACTATCGAGAAGACATATGCCCGACTAGCTGACTCTATTGCAGAGAGGCAAAAAGATTTAGGTGATTTAGCAGATAAAACTCTAGTCGATGATAAATCTATGCTTGCAGGTTTGGAAAAGATAGAAGGCCAAACCGCAGCAAATGTTGGTCGTGCCATTGAAAGGCTTTCAGTTATTAGCGAAGGAACAGGCAGGGGTTATGGTCCTCAATACTTCATTCAGGGAGGGGTTCATAATCGCCAAGCGGCACAGCTTCCAGATCACCTGAAGGACTTGGAGCCAGTGATATCTGCAATGAAGCAGAACAAGGATGCTATCTTTTCCCATGGGGTTGAGAGTGGCCTTCAGATGGATTACCTGCAAGATTCGTTAGCGAAACACATCCCTCGGCAACGTAAAAATATACCCGCACTAACTCTCAGGGAGCGATTCAGGAAGGTGAGGCAGAGTCGTCAGCCCGGCGTTAGAACGCAAGCCGCTGATGCTAATGTCGAGACGATGACAATGCACCAGCTTCAGCGTGAAGATGCGCTCAAAGAAATCTTTGGAGGTCAGGCGGGTGTGCAAAGCATGTGGAATGATGTTGCTCACTTGACTGGTCATTTTGATGAATCAGCTGGTGAGTTAATGGGAGAAACGATAGATCGCTTCTCTGAAGCATTGCTCAAGGAAGGTGGCCATTTAGACACCTTGCGTAATATTGCCAACGGCACTGACGAAGCATTTCAGTCTGAGATGTCACGCTTGGTAAATTCACGAGTAGCCCCCGATCCTTCAGTTGCTTCACGAGTGAAGGCCGCTGGATTGGAAAGGCAGATTGGTCGCTTGCAAGAAAAGCAGGACATGGCCAAGCGTGCTGTGGGTGGTTTCACCACAAAGTCTGTGGATGAATTTGGAAATGAGATATTGGAGTTTTCAGAAAACGCTGTAAACAACGACAAGCTGCGTAAGATTGCGGCATTCTTTTCGACGCAGGACCCGCTCCTTAAAGAGTACGGGTCTCCGTTTGTTATGGATCTGCATCAGTTGTTTCAGGATTATAGTCGCCAGACTATTGCTGCTAGCAATGGTGCTCGGATGGTTACATCTTTGTTGGGGTCTGAAGCTGTTCTGAAAATAGGCAGCAATCCAGACATATCGAGTAATAGCATTCTCGACATGCTTAACCAGTGGTTTATCCGCACTCCAGTAGCGAAGGCAAGGGTGCTGGGCGCTATGGATGATAATGTCCTTCAGGAGGTTGTGGAGAAAGTTGCTGACTCCGGGGAACTATTTACCGCATCCCGTGGTCGTGGGTTACAACGGATGGGGAAGGATGAATTCCATACTATTGTCCGAGAGCGGTTCACAGGGAACGAAGTAGCTAAGCATTTAGAGAGTCTTAAGAATCTAGACGGGTTTAACATGTCCCGTTTTGAAAGACAGATGGATGCTGTGCTATCTAACCTTAGTGTCCCTGCCCCAATTAGCGACAGCATTGGTGGTTACATGCGTGTAATCACGCAGCCTGAATCCATTAGCAAGACAATGCAGTATATAGATGCATTGACGGACTTTTTTAAGACATCGTTTACTACCCCATGGCCTGCCTTCCACTCTCGTAATGCTATATCCGCTGCGGTCAATAACATTTATGCAGGAGCCACCCTTGAAGG